CTCAATGCCTTCTTGATTCGTTTGGTGGTGAAAGAGAACCGCGGGAGAGATGGGCGGTGGAATCAACCTTAGAAAAAAGACCCGCCCTACTCAAGACAAACTCATCTGGCATCTTGTCTTGCTTCGAGAAGTTACATCGACGACAAGCAGCGACTAGGTTCTCCGGATCATCTGACCCGCCTTTCGCTACCGGAATGATGTGATCGACGGTAGTCGCGTCCATGCCGCACCAGTAACACTCTCGACCGTCTCTTGAGAGTATCCGTAGCCGTAGCTTCTTCCATTGAGTCGAATTGCTCTTGCGTTGTGAGTGTAGGGTCATCAGTAAAAGTTCCGTTTCTGATGGAATCTCCATGCGTTACACATCGAACCATAACGCTTATCGATGTATTTGATAGTGGCATCTATCTGGCGAAAGGGATCGAGTGTCCGGTAATGCTCGGATCTCATTTGACCTAGTCCGTGATGACTCCCATTGACCGCTTTTGGGTTCCAACGTGACTCTTTGTAGATGATTTTAGATAGGCATAGGAATTGCTCATAGTTAACTATTCTTGAGTGTGCGTATAGCTTGTAATTATCTATATTTGTATTGGCTTCCGCTGGTGACGTGCCAACGACACACAGCGCGCCCAATAGCACCAAACTACGCCTGCGAGCTTTACGGCGGAGCCGCTCGCCAGCGAGTGTGGAGCGTAGCCAACTAGTCAAGTAACTGGCAAGCATGTGGATAACTTGAACGGGTTTCCTGCGTGTCGTCCACAGGTTATCCACAGGGCTAATTAGATCCATCACAATTCTCCGAATGGTTCTTGATCGTAACTTGTAGGATCGTAACGGCAACAAGTACGCGCTCGCTATCGATTGACCACGTCTTTCCACAGCCGCAGGTGTGTTTGATTTCGGTTCTCATCGAACTATCCCCAATCCGCTCGCTTTTAGGATCTCCACATTCTCGTCACCCATAGCGCATAAGATCGCCGGCATAAAGATACCCGCCGTCTTTCCTTGACCGCTGATGAATTTGAGATTACTAGGCAAGACACAAAGAGCGTCTGCCCATTGCCACATCTCGTCAAACCATCGAGCTTTAGAGATCTGGACTAGGGCTATGCCGTTATTGTGTTTGCGGAACTTGTTAGCCCACGGAGTTACGTCGGAGTACGGCGGATTCATCCACACTCGACCTTCCCACGGACTCACCAAGCCATCGTCGATGATCGTGTAGAACCGTTTAGCCGGTAGCCACGGAATCCCGTCTGGTGGAGACGACACATCTAGATCGAACTCGACTCCAAGCGCTTCGAATATGAACGGCGGCGTGTAGTAGTCGTCCGATGTCTGCGCGTCAATCATTTTGTCCTCGATACCCAAGTCCAAGAATTCGCTCATTTGGAACCGCCCCATCCTTTACCTTTGAAGTGGATAGGGTTAGCCGTCCACACTCTCGTCATTGGAATCATGCAACCATCGCAGTACGGGTTGCGTTCGAAGTTGTCTTCCATCGATCTCCGGATTGTGGTGACTTTGCCACAGACTTCGCACCGGTAGTCATACTGCGCCACTATTTTGCGTCCGCCAGTTTGTTGATTCCCATAACGCCGCAAGATAGGCATTGAACCCAGACGACCGCTTCGCCTAGTGGAATCTCACTCTTGAAGACCGCGTGATCTTTTACGGATTTCTCAACTCGACACTGGAAGCGTAGCTTCTCCATGAGTGCTCCTTCTCAAGTTCTCGATTGGGTGCAAGTTGTATTGCTCGACCCAATAGGTAGGTTGGTCGCGTCTGCGCCACTTTTGATTCTTTGCAATCGCTACCGGTATCCAACCCTTTAAGACGTAGTTTGGGCTTTTGCCGGTGACTAGGATTGCTATATCCGTATTGCGGTCGCCGTCATAGATGATCAGACTTCCAGCGTCGTATTTCGTCCACTTAACTTCGATGATCGAACCAACGTCCGCTGTGCGTTTAAATCGTGAAGCGCGTGGGTTGAAGTCTTTGATACCGAAGTATTTTGCCACCGCTATCTCGGCTCCAACTGACTCGGCTATCTCGCAGATGTAGTCATGGAATGACAGATTCTTGTTGTAACGCGAGACATGATCCGGTTTACCTTCGATTTCCTCGACGCGTTCGATGGCGACTTTTGCAGCCGTCCATTCGTCCTCATGGGCTATTTTCATTTTCATTTGCACTCCATGCAAACCCATAACATCGTCAAACCGTGAGCGCCGTCGTAGCGACCAAACTCGATCGGCTTCCACGCTTGGCACTTGTCGCACCATTCGAGCTTCGGCGGCTCAACCTGATCCTTTATGACCGAGCCATCGACCTGAATCGTTGTGCGTTCTCCGGTGTCTATTTTGATGATTTGTAATTCGCCCATTAGCTTCTCGCCGCCCATCCGCCGTTAGATGTGACTTCGTACCAGATCGGGCTGCACTGGTTGGCTTTGACTTTCTCCACGCAGACGTGACCACGATAGGGCTTGTTCGTCTTTGGAGATGTGCCTTCCTTAAGAAGCATGTGACCATGTGCGCAGATCGGTGACTCAGCTACGATCTCGCCGCCTAGTTTTGTCTTGATGTCATCCATCGCCGACTTTGCCGTAGCAAATCCGTCCTCACCAAAAGGCTTCGACCACGGATCGTCCTCAATAAACGCCTTTGGCATTGTCTCGACTTGTTCCATATTTTCTAAACTTGGCTTCGTGTCTGTGCCAAGAACTACAGACGCGCATCGACCTATCGCGCTGCTGACCGTATCCTCAACGTACCAGCGCTTCATTTGGACGTTATACGCCCCGACCATGCCGTGAGCGTAGTCAATAGCCGCTGGCTTCTCGTCCTCGTAGTTACGGTAGATCCGGCACTCGATCAAGATATAGCCCTTCTCCGGTTGCCAATCCACGATCGATGTCTCGATCCGATTGGTCGGATAGGTGGCATGGAGTCTGATCACTTTTTGATTTACGGTCTCGTAACCGTCCAAGAATCCCACTAGCGGATCTCGGCATTCTTACGAGCTGCAATCTTGCCGCGAATAAAGCCTTCGCGCTTGCCTTCTTTTAGCCCTAACGTGTAACCGCTCGTAAAGCCGATTAAGACTCCCAATAGCAACCAAGCGGCGACTTCTCCTAGTGTGTACATATTTGCTCCCGTCGGGAACTACTGAACTTCGCTCCCTACGTACAGAGTGAACCAAACGTCCGACATCGTCAAGAATCAGGCGTGGTTTTGGGCGTGTCGGTTTGGTCTTTCGGTTTGTCTTTGAGTCCGTTTGATGCCAACACGGAACCGAGTGCGCCGGTTAGGAATATGGTCAAGGTAGATAGAAGTTCGATGAACGCTCGATCGTTGGGCGCTTGGTCGCCAAGCGGCTGGGTGACGAATATGAGAGCGTATAGCATTCCGGCAACAGAGAACATAAAGGTTAGCGCCAAAGCGACTCCTATAAATACGATGAGTCTGGCTTTAAGTTGCTCGTTACTTAGGCGCTTTTGATATCGACCCATTTGGATGTTCCCCGTATATGTCCTCAGTACAGACTCCGGTAGCCTTGCATTGCGGCGGATTGCACTCAGGCGAATCCCAGTTTTCGAATTCTTGGCACTCATAGCGCGTCCAACCCTGATAACCACAACCGGACAACCCTAGCAAAAGTCCCGCCGCTAGAGTTGCCCAGAGTAGTTTCCGAGTCACTTCCCCTTTAACCCGAAAGATGCGTCGTTAGGATTTAGGTAGCGCAAGACGACCGGTAGCACAGCAGCTAGTCCGGCTCCGGCGATCGCCTTTGGATCCGTGATGCCTGCCATGTAAACGGCTACGGAAGCCGCTAGAAATGAACGCGCCCAAGATGCAGCTAGTCCTTTGATTTCTTTCATTTCTTTTTCTCCTTTTTTAAGATCGAGAGCTTCGGAGTCTCGACTTTAATCGTTGGATATTCGCCCTTGTACGGGACATATTTTGGACGACCAAAGCCGACCACTTCCTTGCCTATGGTGCGAGTTTTAACCATGACCATGCCGCCGTTGCGTTGGTCGCCGCTTCCGGATGTGTTGCCTTCGATAGTTGTGATCGTCTTACCATCGATGCCGACGACAATTCCGACGTGAGAGATTCGATCGACTCCGTCGTGTGGGAAGTCCATGAATGCGAGATCACCGATAGCCGGTATCTCATGCCACCGTGAAATTTCCTTGAATTTATGCGCACCCACGGCGGTCGATACGACCGAGTGAACCTTAACGCCGGCTTGTGCCAGCACCCAGTTACAGAAAGAACCGCACCACGACAACCCATCGGCTTTCGTGAATTTGCCGTACTTGGTTAGGTTGTCGCCTTCCTCGATCGTACCGATTTCGGTTTTTGCTATTTCAAGAGCGAGTGCGGCTGTACCGGTTGGGTAACTCATCCGAGTAAAAGTGCCGCTTCGTCGGCTGTAATTCCTAAGCGTTCAAAAAGTGCAGCCTTAGCATCTTCTTTATTTTGCCATTTGATTACATCAGAAACACGTGCGGCTGCAGATTTTTCAAATTCTTTGATTTCTATTGCAGACAATTCGATCTCTAGAATTTCGCCTGTTTCGACGTTATGTTCTACTCTAATCATTATTTGACTCCATAAAGAATATAAGTTCCGCCAGCCCAGTTGCCCGACGTAACACCAAAATCGATGCGATTGATTGCCGCTGGTGTTCCAGCGTTCCACATATACATTCCACGTTCAGTTATGTAATTGGCACCAGTATTTTCTACCTGTCCGACGACATAATCTCCCA